GCAATGAAGAAACCAAATGGTAAACCAACTCGCAAAGCTTTAGCTCTAAGAAAGTGGAATTGTTAATGAAATCATTTAAACAATTCGTGGCAGAAGAAGGTATGGGTGGTGGAGCCATGAGTGCTGCGCCAACCAATACAGTTGGAACAGGAAATGTTGCTGGTTCGGGTGGTGCAGGCGGAGAACCAGGTGTTAATAAGAAGAAAAAAGGACCGATACTCATGAAAATGAGTAGACGCAATTCACCGAAAGTTTAATTATGTGGTTATTACAATGGCTTCCTGATTGGATTTTTTATTGTATTTTAATTCTAGGTATATTAGGTCTTCTTGCGTCCTATTTGGTAAGGTTATTCCCTTTCCTCTACATCTACAAAACTCCCATACAACTCGTTTCTATTGCAGCAATTGCTGTAGGCACTTTTATGTCTGGCGCAATATATGATAATGATGTATGGGAAGCAAGAGTCAAAGAAATGGAAGAAAAAGTTGCCGCATCAGAAGTACAATCAAAAGAAGAAAATGTTAAGATTGTTGAAAAGGTGATTACGAAAACACAAGTAATCAAGACCCGTGGTGCTGATATTGTTAAATATGTTGACCGTGAAATTGTCAAGTATGATACAAAGTTTGCACCTGGTGGCGTTTGTGAAATACCTAAAGAGTTTATTAAAGCACATAATGATGCAGCCGAGGCACCGAAATGAAATATATATTGTTACTATTGATTGTTGGATGTTCCACAACTGTTCCAGTTACTAGACATTTTCCAGATTCTCCTGGTAATGTTGCGATGACCCCATGTCCACAATTACAAAAATTGCAAGAAGATTCTAAGTTGAGTGATATTAGTAAAACCATCACTATAAACTATAATACATATTATGAATGTGCTGTTAAAAATGACGCATGGATTGAATGGTATCAAAAACAAAAACATATATTTGAAAGTGTGAAATGACAGAAGAACAAGAACAAACAAAAGAACGCACTGGTTGGATTATTACATTTTTGGCCGCATTTTTGGCTATTACATCATTACTTGATGGTGGCAATTCATCACAGATTTTAGATAACACAATTGAAGCGAACAATGTTTGGGCTTTCTATCAATCAAAGAGTATCAAAGGTACTTTAGCAGAAATGGCATATGATGAAGCGATTCATCGTGGTGATAAAGTCAAGGCAGAAAAACTAAAAGCAAAAATTGCAAGATATGAATCCGATCCAGATACAGGTGAGGGTAAAAAAGAATTGATGGCCAAAGCAAGAGGAATTGAAGCTGAAAGAGCAGTAGCTGAGATGCGTAGTCCTTGGTACACATACTCTAATGCTTTCTATCAAATTGCAATCGTCATATTGGCTGCATCTATGTTGACAATGAGTAAAAGAATGTATTGGATTGGCATCGCACTTGGTGCAGTTGCAATACTGTTGATGACTCAAGGTGCTTTGTTATGGTTACCGATAACATTATAAGGATTGAAAATGGAATTAACGAAACAACAATTAAAAGAACTTCTTCCTAAGAACCCATATATTGACCACTGGCATCATGCATTAGCAATTTTGTTGCCTGATTATGAAATCAACACACCAAAAAGAATCGCTGCGTTCATTGCTCAGTGTTCACATGAGTCTGGTGGGTTCATGGTACTTAAAGAAAATTTAAACTACAAAGCTGCTTCACTACGCAAACTTTTTGGCAAGTATTTTCCAACTGATGAACTTGCACAACAGTATGCATCCAAACCAAACAAACAAGAAGCAATCGCCAATCGCATCTATGCTTCACGCATGGGCAATGGTGATGAATCGTCTGGTGATGGTTATAAGTATTGTGGTCGTGGTTTAATTCAGTTAACTGGTAAATCCAACTATCAAGCATTTGCTGATTCTTTGGAAATTTCACCAGAAGAAGCATCCGAATATCTTGCAACATTTGAGGGTGCGGCACAGTCTGCTTGCTGGTTCTGGGAATCAAACAATCTAAATCAATGGGCCGATAAAGGTGACATTCTCACACTAACAAAGCGTATCAATGGTGGTACCATTGGTCTTGAAGATAGAATTAAACATTATGAACACGCACTACATGTTTTAGGAGCATAAAATGTCTTTTCTATCAAGCATGCTTGGTGATGGATCTGGTGAAATCAGTAGCAAGAGAACAATTACTTTTCTTGCTTTTTTAATGTGTTGCACCGCTTTCATCTCTAACTTGTTTTGGGGATTGAACATGGATGTAACGATATATCAAAGTATGATGTATATTGTAATTGGTGGTTTAGGGTTTACTGTAACAGAGGCCTTTGCACCTAAAAAATAAGAAGGTAAAGCAATGAAAACAAAAATAATATTAATTGCTTTGTTATGTTTAGTTGGTGGTTGTACTGACCGTTTTAGATACCCATGTCAAGACCCAAATAATTGGGGAAATGATGAGTGTAAGAAACCAGCTTGTGAAGTAACTAGAACTTGTCCTGGAATGATACTCAAGGAAAATAACATAAGTACTGCACCAGTTGAAAATAAGATTGAAAAAAAAGGAGATTGTAAATGATTAGAGAATTATTTGTGGATTCACCACGATACACCGGCCAAGAATTAATGGACCGTTTGAAGTTTTTTATTGGTATTATCCTTGCATTAACTTTATTCGGTATCGTATTTGTTGTGTTGTATAGTTTAATTTTTGTAACACAACCACTAGATGCAATGAGTCCAATTGACAACAAGTTTTTTGAGTTGATTATTCCAATTGCAACATTCTTAACAGGTACATTATCAGGTATCATGTTGGCTAGTACACCAGAAGCACAAGCCAAGGCACTAGAAGCAGCGAACAAAGGATGGGACAGACCACCATCACCACCTCCTGCACCAACAACAACACGCAGTATCTCAGTTACACCATCTGCAACAGTAGATGCACCAGTGACTGCACAAGTAGTAGTAGGATTTGGTGGTAAACCAGCACCTGCACCAGCACCTCAACCAGAAATCTAAGGAGTTATTATGAAGAACACATTTTGGTCTTTTTGTTTAGTATTAGGACTTTGGTTTCCAGCATATAATAACCATGTATTTGCTGCCGAAATCAAAGAAGTTTGCCACGATAAAGTGGACAAAGCAGGTAAACCAGTTTTAGATAAAGCTGGTAAGCCAAAACAAGATTGTAAAAAAATCAAAGTCCACAAAAAACTAGAAGGCACAGAAGTTCCTGTGAAGAAATAAATGGCAACAACAGTAGAAAGAATCGGTATTGTTGAAACTAAGGTCGAAAATCTGAATGAAAAGATGGACGAACTTAAAGTTGATGTGAAAGAAATGCATGATTGTCTGGATAATACTAGAGATGGTTTATTGAAAAAGCTAGATGATATGTATGAAGCATCATGTACACAACATGCCGCTTTAGCAAAAGAAATATCCACAATTAAATCTCAGAGAGATAGGTTGATTTGGACATTTGCCGGTATTATTGCCGCAGGTGGTTTCTTTGCTGGCCATGCAGATAAACTGATTAAATTATTTACCTAATCTGCACTTGACTTCTCAATAAGTTCCTGTTACAATCACAGGAACTTATTTTTTATGGTTTCGTTATGTCCGTTTTTATTGATAGAGCATTTTTACTGAGAGTTTCACCAAAACTCCAGAAATTCACACAGAAGAAGGAAGACCTGTATAACTTCAGGTGCCCTCTCTGTGGTGATTCACAAAAGAACAAAGCCAAAGCTCGTGGCTATGTTTATCGCAAAAAGAATGACTATTTTTATAGTTGTCACAACTGTGGTGCGTCTACCACATTCTACAATCTCTTAGATAAAGTTGACCCTAACCTGGTCAAAGAATATGCATTGGAACGATATAAGAATGGTGAACAAGGAAGAGAAAACTATGCCAAACCCACATTTGAAGAAATTAAAACCGGAATACCTAAATTTAAGAAGTCTTTGGGGATCCCATCGGTCAACTCTTTACCAGAAGAACATTATGCTAAAGTGTATGTTAAGTCACGCAAAATACCCGAGGGATTTCATTCGGATTTATACTTTGCAGAAGATTTCAAGAGTTTCGTGGAAACCTTGCAGATTGAAAAAGATGGTCTTATAGATAATGACCCAAGGTTAGTTATTCCGTTCTATGACGAGAATAAAAACCTTGTGGCTTTTCAAGGTCGTGCCTTGGGTGAATCTAAACTTAGATATATTACCGTAAAGACTGACAGTGAAAATCATAAGTTATTCGGAGTAGACAGGATCAATCAGGAAGAAACGATTTATGTCGTGGAAGGTCCTATTGACTCCATGTTCTTAGAGAACGCCGTGGCGACTGCGGATTCTAATTTAATGGCTGCTGCCAAACACTTTGACAAGACTAAAATTGTTCTGGTGTATGACAATGAACCACGAAATAAAGAAATCGTCAAACAAATGGAGAAAGCCATTGAGGAACACTACAGTGTGGTGATTTGGCCAGAAATGATTGAAGAAAAGGATATTAATGATATGATATTGAGTAATTTCTCACCTGATGAAATTCAAGATATCATAAGTAAGAATACCTTTGTGAATCTTAGAGCAAAAATGGAATTTATTAATTGGAAAAAGGTATAATTATGAATGTAAAATTGATTTCATACACACAGGGTACAGACGGTAAGAATTTGTTAGAACAGGTTGCTTTTGCAGCCAGAGTCTCAAATCCTGCCAATCAAAATAATACCGAAACATCTGAAAAGTTGGTTCGGTATCTTATCAAAAACCAACATTGGTCACCACTAGAAATGGTGAGCATTTGTTTAGAGATAGACACTACAAGAGATATTGCGAGACAGATTTTAAGGCATCGTTCTTTTTCCTTTCAGGAATTTAGTCAGCGGTATGCTGATGCGTCCCAGTTAGGATTTGAATTGAAAGAGGCAAGACTGCAAGACATGAAAAATAGACAGAACAGTATTGTTACTGATGATGGACCACTTTCAGAGGCATGGCGTCAACATCAAAAACAAGTTATGGATCTAGCTGAAATTTCTTACAAATGGGCATTGGCCAATGGTATTGCAAAGGAACAGGCGAGAGCAGTACTACCTGAGGGTATGACAGGTTCACGCTTGTATATGAACGGAACGCTTCGTAGTTGGGTACACTATATACAACTCCGTAGCGCAAACGGGACACAGAAAGAACATCAAGACATTGCACTAGCTTGTGCTGATGCAATTGAACCAATCTTTCCAATGATTAAGGAATATGTAAATGTATAATGATGTAGTGAAGTTTATTGAAGCATGTGACCAACCAAAAACAGATTCCAATGCTTTTCTTTATGCAAATTTGATTGATGAAGAATATCAAGAATTTGATAATGCATTACATGATAAAGATGAAGTAGAACAACTTGATGCTTGTATGGATATGATTTGGGTTATTCTTGGTTATTGTTACATGAAGGGTTGGGATGTGAACGGTGCATGGAATGAAGTTGCCCGTTCTAACCTCATGAAGATTGATCCGGAGACAGGTAAGGTAAACAAAAGAGAAGATGGTAAAGTGTTGAAGCCAGAAGGTTGGACACCACCACAATTAGAACAATTTACAAAATAATAATAAGGCAAAAATATGGAAGAATATCTAGGTATTAAAATTGATTTAGAAAAGGATAAACTGTTCGATGAGTTGGGTATTAAACGACTTAAAGAAAGTTATATGAAAGAAGATGAAACATCACCCCAACACAGATTCGCCTTTGTATCCAAAAGTTTTGGAAGTAACGCTGAACATTCTCAGCGCCTTTACGATTACGCCTCTAATCATTGGCTCAGTTATTCTACTCCAATTCTTTCTTTTGGTCGTTCTAAGCGTGGGTTGCCTATTTCATGCTTTCTTAACTTTATTGAAGATACAGCGGAGGGTCTAGTTGATAATCTATCTGAAACAAATTGGCTTAGTATGCTTGGTGGTGGTGTGGGGATTGGCTTCGGGATACGCTCAACAGATGACAAATCTACTGGCGTCATGCCACACCTTAAAATCTATGATGCAAGTTCCTTGGCTTATCGTCAAGGGCGTACTCGCCGTGGTAGCTACGCTGCTTATCTCGACATTAGTCACCCTGACATTACTGCTTTCTTAGAAATGCGTAAACCAACAGGCGACCCTAATGTGCGTTGCCTAAACTTACATCACGGTATCAATATCACTGATGATTTCATGGAGATTATTGAAAGATGTATGTTGGATCCTGAAACGAATGATGACTGGCAATTAAAAGATCCTCATACAGGTGAAGTAAGAGAAACAGTATCAGCCAAACATCTTTGGCAACAAATCCTAGAATTGCGTATGCACACAGGTGAACCTTACATTCATTACATTGATACGAGTAATAGAATGATGCCTCAATTCTTAAAAGACAAAGGATTGAAAGTTCACCAGTCAAACTTATGTTCTGAAATTATTTTACCAACAGACAAAGACCGCACGGCTGTTTGTTGTTTGTCTAGTTTGAACTTGGAGTATTATGATGATTGGAAAGATAACGAATTTTTTCTTCGGGACGTGGCTGAAATGCTCGATAATGTCCTTCAATACTTCATTGATAATGCTCCTGATAGCATATCACGAGCAAGATATTCAGCTAGCCGTGAGCGCTCTATCGGTGTTGGTGCTTTGGGCTTTCACGCATATTTACAGAAAAAAGGAATTGCATTTGAAGGTGTAATGGCCAAAGTTGCAAACAATCAAATTTTTAAACATATTAGAGGTCGTTTAGATGAAGCGAATCAAATCTTGGGTACCGAGCGAGGTGAAGCTCCTGATGCTGTCGGCAGTGGCCAGCGCTTCAGTCACCTTATGGCTATTGCTCCAAATGCTTCTTCGTCTATCATCATGGGAAATACTAGCCCTAGTATTGAGCCTTACCGTGCTAATGCTTACCGTCAAGACACTCTTTCGGGATCATATTTAAACAAGAACAAGTATTTGGACAATATCATTAAAGGACTCACACAATCAGAAGATGAATACAACGATATTTGGTCATCAATTATTGCAAACGATGGTTCAGTACAACATTTAGATATTTTGGATGAGAATCAAAAGGCAATATTCAAAACATCTATGGAAATTGACCAGCGTTGGGTAATTGATTTGGCTGCTGACCGTCAACAATATATTGACCAAGCACAGTCATTGAATGTATTCTTCCGTCCAGATTCAAATATTAAATACTTGCACGCCATTCATTTCATGGCATGGAAAAAAGGTTTGAAAACACTTTACTATTGCCGTTCAGAAAAATTAGCTAAGGCTGATAAAGTATCTAAGAGAATTGAACGACAAGTCATCAAAGAAATTGATATGACACAAATTGCTCAGGGTAATGATTGTATTGCCTGTGAGGGATAAATGAAGCCTACAATTGCTTTGTTTTTACATCAGCCAAAATGTTCAGTACAATCTGGTAATGGAATAATTAAAGCATTAGAAACACATTATAATTTTAAAATATTCACAAAGCACGAACTGGAAAATGACTTCTTCGATAATGTCGATATTGTTGCTTTTCCTGGTGGCTTGGGTGATAGTGATAGTTTTGATTTTCTGTTTAAAGATAATTGCCACCGCATTTCTGATTTTGTTCATAACGGTGGCCGTTATTTGGGAATTTGCATGGGTGCTTATTGGGCTGGGAATGATTACTTTAATTTTTTGGATAATGTGAGTGTTGAACAATACATAACTCGACCAAATACAGACACACGCAGGCCTCATGCAAAAAACTTAAAAATTGAATGGTTAGGCAAAGAAGAAAAGATGTTCTTCTATGATGGTTGTGCTTTTGGTCCAGGACAGTATGAGATTATAGCAAAGTATATGAATGATGATCCAATGGCCATTATTCAAAATAGAATAGGTTTAATTGGTTGTCATCCTGAAAGTCAACCACATTGGTATGAGTCGTATAGTTGGATGAAAGGACATTATCATGACGGAAAACATCACAAACTATTATTAAATTTTGTAAACGAATTAATGGAGAGATAAATGAAGATTTTAAGATTTACCGCATCATGGTGCCAACCATGTAAATCATTGGCAAAGAATTTAGAAGAAGCGAATCTATCACTTCCAGTTGAAGTAGTTGATATTGATGTTCAATCCGACATTGCAGTTGAGTATGGCATTCGTGGTGTACCAACCTTGGTGTTGACTGATGGTACAGTTGAGATTAAACGATTGGTTGGTTCAAAGACAGTTAAAGAGTTACAAGAGTGGGCAACAGCATGATTAAAAAAATATCGGAAACTAAACTAACGGAAGAAAGAAGTTATTTCAAACCGTTTAATTATGCATGGGCTTATGATGCATGGTTGAAACATGAACAATCACATTGGCTTCACACAGAAGTTCCAATGCATGAAGATATCAAAGATTGGAAGAAAGTTTTAACCAAAGAAGAAAAACAATTCTTAACACACATCTTTAGATTCTTTACACAAGGTGACATTGATGTTGCTGGTGGTTATGTTAAGAATTATCTTCCATATTTTCCACAACCTGAAATTCGTATGATGTTGATGGGCTTTGCTGCTCGTGAAGCATTACATGTGGCTGCATATTCTCATTTGATTGAAACTCTTGGTCTACCAGAAGCAACATACAATCAATTCTTAGATTACCAAGAAATGAAAGACAAACACGATTATGTTTTGGATCTTTCTAGTAAGAATGGAGATGCTGCTTCAACTGCAACCCACATCGCCGTGTTCAGTGCCTTTACTGAAGGGATGCAGTTGTTCAGCAGCTTCATTATGTTGTTGAATTTCCCTCGCACAGGCAAGATGAAGGGTATGGGTCAAATCGTTACTTGGTCTATTGTTGATGAAACTATGCACGCTGAGAATATGATTAAATTATTCCGCACATACATAGAAGAAAACAAAGATATCTGGAATGACGAACTCAAATCAAGAATCTACACCATCGCCGAAAAGATGGTCGAACTGGAAGATAAGTTTATTGACCTCGCCTTTTCTATGGGCGCTATGGACGGTCTTTCTAGTGAAGATGTCAAAAAGTATATCCGTTATATTGCTGACAGGCGTCTTATATCTCTTGGTCTTAAGGGTATTTTTAAAGTGAAGAAGAATCCACTACCATGGGTTGAGGAAATGATTAACGCACCAACTCACACCAATTTCTTTGAGAATCGTGCTACTGACTATGCTAAGGGTGCATTGTCTGGAGATTGGGGTGATGTGTGGGCCACTAACTAAAAGGAAACACAATGTCAACAAAAACAATAACAGCGGAGTGTAGTAACTGTGAATCCAGTTACGATGTAATTTATATGGAAGAATTAGTATCAGAACAATTACCTGAATTTTGTCCGTTTTGCGGCGAGCAAATTGATACATTGTCCGAAGAAGAATATATAGAGGACGATGAACTCAATGATGATGATAAATGGAACGACTGAACTGGTTATATAACGATAAAGATTTTACAGAAGATTTAATAGGTGAGAATTATGGGTTTGTTTACCGGATTACCAACATGGTAGATGGTAAACAATACATTGGTAAGAAATTCTTCTATTCATCCAAAACAAAACAGGTTAAAGGTAAGAAGAAACGATTCAAAGTTTCCTCGGACTGGCAAACTTACTACGGGTCTAATGACATCCTGAAAAAAGATGTTATAATGCACGGAGAGAACCAGTTTAAACGAGAAATCATCCACCTATGCAAGTCAAAAGGGGAATGTGGTTACCTAGAGGCCAAAGAACAATTTGTCAATGGTGTTTTGGAGAGTGACAACTTTTACAATAATTGGATTATGGTGAGAGTGAGGAAGTCACATATTAAGGGATTACAATGTTAGAAGTTTTTAGGGATATAATTGATTATGATGTATTGTTCTTTTTACCTGGTGAAGAAGAAAATATGTTCAGAATAGAATCTTGCAGATATAAAGATCCTGGAAACCAGATTGGTGGCAGCGAGTTAGGTCCCGAATATACTGTTGTGTTGTTTAAATGCAACGATGAAGATGGTACTTATGACCATGATAGTTTTGATGCCATTCTTGCCGATCCTAGGATTTACATTTCTGGTTTGATTCCCCAAGACTGGTATGGATTGGTTGCAAGAAAAACCACAACATCCCAGTCATTTGTAAAAGATATGATTGACAAGTTCAAGGAAATCTGATACAATCATTTTATGGAAACAATTGAAAGTTTATTATGATTCTCGTAGACCTTAACCAGGTATTATTGGCCGGACTGATGGCGCAAATCGCCAGTCAAAAAGGTGTGAAATTAGAAGAAGGTCTTATTCGTCATATGATTCTAAACATCATTAGGACGCACCTAAGAAACTTCCGTAAAGATTATGGAGAGGTTGTACTGTGTTCTGACAACCGTAAGTACTGGCGCAAGGAGTTCTTTCCTTTCTACAAAGCTGGTCGTAAAAAATCCCGTGAGAAGTCTGACCTAGACTGGCACCTTATCTTTGATATGTTGGCCAAGTTTAAGGTTGAACTCAAAGATAATTTCCCATATAAAGTTATTGATGTTGAGGGTGCAGAAGCTGATGATATTATTGGCACACTTGTACCTCGTCATATCATGCATGAAAACATCCTGATTATTTCCAGTGATGGTGATTTCTTGCAACTACAACAATATAATGGTAGAAGTAAGTTTACCGTCAAACAATACAATCCTGCACAAAAGAAATTCATTGTGTCAGAAAACCCATTGGATGAATTGAAAGAAAAGATTATCCGTGGTGACAAAGGTGATGGCATTCCTAATGTCTTGTCTGCATCTGATTGTTTTGTCCGTGATATTCGTCAAACACCAATTAGCAAAGGTAAATTGGATAAGTTGATGGAGAAAAACTATGGTGATTGGGAAGATGAGAAGGCAAAAGTTGGTTTCTCACGCAACCAGACATTGATTGACCTGAGAAACATCCCAGGAGATATACAGTCAAAAATCATAAATAATTATGAAGAAACAGTACCCGCTGCAAAGGGTAAAATTTTAGACTATCTTATTGCTAACAAGCTTAAAAACTTAATTGATGTTATTGAGGAATTTTGATGAAGAATCTTTATGAAGTATTTGACGATTTTGAAAATGCAAAATCAAAAAAAGACAAGATGGGTGTGATTCAACAAAACCTATCACAAACACTTGTCAAAGTTTTAGAACTAACTTATCATCCACAAATTCAGTGGAAAGTTAAAGAGTTGCCTGACAACTATAAAATACCAACAGATATGTTACCTGGAATAACATATGACAGTTTGAATGCTCAATTGCGTAGACTGTATATGTTTAGAGAAGGTGATCCAACGGCAGAATCACTTACACCAAGACGCCGTGAAGAATTATTGTTACAAATTCTTGAATCTATTGAACCCCGTGAAGCAGAAGTTATTTTAGGTATTTTCCAAAAAGATTTGGGAGTGAAAGGTCTTGATTATAAATTTGTCAAAGAAGCTTTCCCAAGTCTTTTACCATGATTAAAGAAAAAGTAATTGTTACTGCTGGTGAGTTTGATCCATTATCAATTGAAGAACTGCGTTTCTTACAGAAATGTAAAATGTATGGTCATTGGTTGATTGTTGGTATACATTCAGATAATTGGATGGAATTGTGTCGTGCTGGTTCATATCAAAGTTATGGCCATCGACATGAAATCATCGAAAGTTTGAAATGTGTGGATGAAGTGTTTAGGTTTAATGATGATGATGGTAGTGTGTGTAATTTGTTGAAACTTGTTAAGTTATGTTATCCAACGGCTGATATAACTTACATTTCAAACCAAGATATGCATGATATGCCAGAAACTAAAATCCGTGGTATTAAATTTGAAGTTCTAAAATAGGAGTTTATTTAAAGTGTCAAAATTTGTAGCGAAGTTTCGCAAAAGCGACTACAACGAAGATTATGAGTTTATGCCAAAGCGTAAACGCAAAGGTGAATTTGAGGAAATGCGTAAAATGAAGAAACGCAGGTACGAGGAATATGATGGTGAACCATCTTATAAAACCAGTACAAACAAATATAGAAAAAGTTACTAATTTTCATGGTGTTGTAAACCTGCAACACAACATTTGACTTTCCCATCAGATTGTAGTATAATAACTGTAATTCTGTTGGAGTTTATATGATTATTTACGGTCACATTAGAAAGTCAAAGCAAAAGAAGGCACCACGTGCCGTGCGTGAGCAATATGAACAATGGCTTGCTTCACACCAAAAACCCACAAAAATCATACATACCAACAATAAGTTGACTGGTTATTCATTGTCGGCACCTGTCGGCCGTGAAACCAAACATTATCCGTCACTTGATACAGGTCTCGGTACTGCAACAAAGGCAGCACCAAAGGTTTACACTGGCACAAAAGTGATGGGAATTGCAACAATGCACAAATCCAACGCTGTTCCTGTTTTTAACAGTGAAGAAGCGGTAGAAATTTCAAAAATGAGGCGCTAAAATGAGTAAAAAAATGAGTTTCGTTGTAAAACTGCAACGTCCTGTGTGTCGTACACCAATCAAGCCTGTACAAGAGCACAAAAATGTCGTAAAATACAGTCGTAAAGATGAAAAAAAGACAATTTTGTCGCAAATTTCTGAGCTAGGAGTAAAAAATGACGCAAAATACTGAGCTAATCGTACCGGCAGACTTGGTCTGTGATGAACTTGAGCCATATAAACGATTGGAAAATGTTATGAAGATATGGGCAGTCGCTTCCGTACATGAAGATGAGCAAGAACAGTACAGGAAAATGAAAGAGTACTATGAATAAATCTTGGACAACCAATTTAATTGAGGCCGATGACGGCTCAGGTGATGCAATCTTACAATTTCCTGACGAATTGATTAAAGAAAAAGGTTGGACAGAGGGAAAAGTACTGAATTTGAAAGTTGAAGAAACACCAACTGGTAATGTTTTGATTATTACTGAGAAAATATAATGGAATTATCTGGATCAAAATCACTGTTGGCCAAATTAATGGCAACAGAGAATCTTATTGTTGAACATCGTAAAGTGGCGACTGCATCATTTGATGTGAGAAACCGTATTTTGACTATTCCTATTTTGTCAAAAGAATTGTCAAGTTATATGTATGACCTGTTTACAGGCCATGAAGTTGGTCACGCTCTCTACACACCACTAGATGGCATGTTAAAAGCCAAACAAGATAAAATCAATATGAGTGTTTTGAATGTGGTTGAAGATTCCCGTATTGAACGCAAAATCAAATACAAGTATCCTGGTCTCAAACATCCATTTATCAAAGCCTATGGTGAAATGATTGAAGATAATTTCTTTGAAACCAAAGGCAAAAACCTTGATGAATATAATTTAATTGACCGTATCAACTTACATTGTAAAGTCGGTGCATCATTGACCATCAAATTCACCGAAGAAGAGCGTGAATTGTTGGATGCTGTTGAATCAACTGAAACTTATGAAGAAGTGATTGAAGTCACCAAACGAATCATTGAGTTTATGAAGATGCAAGAAGAAGATGATATCCGTCAGGAAATTGTCCAAAAAGTTCTTGGTGTAAAAGGTGATGAATCCGAAACCCAACCAGAAGAATCATCTGATAATAAAGGTGATGGTGAAGGTGATGGTGAAACACAAGAAGATAAACCACAAGGTTCAAATAAACCTGATGAATCTGATGATGGTGAAGAAGAAGATAATTCTACTGGTGAAACTCAACAGAATGAAAAACCAACAAATGAATCAGAGGATGCATCTCAAGAGCCAGAAATGACTCCTGAAATGGAAGAACTCATTGATAAAATGGTTGAGAAAGCTTTAGAAGAATTCATTGGTTCTAAAACCGATGAAGCACAACACCGTAATGAGAAAAAGATTTACGATACATCTGGTGGTGAGTATTACTATGTTAATATTCCAAAAGTCAATACTGATTTTATTCTAGGTTATAAAGACCTGTATCAACGATACAAGAAAGATGGTTTTGATACAAATACAAAACAGTATTTGAAGTATCGCCGTGAATCAGAAAAGGTTGTTTCTTACTTAGTTAAAGAATTTGAATTGCGTAAGAATGCCGACCAGTTGAAGCGTGCAAACATTTCAAAGACTGGTGATTTGAATATGGCTAAAATCTTTTCATATCAATTCAGTGAAGATATCTTTAAAAAGGTAACGGTTGTTCCTGGTGGTAAATCACACGGGCTTGTTATGTTTTTGGATTGGTCTGGTTCTATGGTTGACCATATTGCAAACACAATGAAGCAGTTGGTTAACTTGACTATGTTCTGTAAGAAAGTAAACATTCCATTTGAAGTGTATTCATTCATCGAACATCCTGCTTCTGACAAGGAATTCAGACAAACACCTAAACAAGGTGATATGGTATTGAGTAAATTTGGTCTTGCAAATATTCTTTCAAGTCGTATGAGCTCAAGTGAATTGACTTTTGCTTATAGTGCTTTGTTTTCATTATCTGGCATCGGTGGTCGCCCAGCAACACAACCATATTGGATGGCCATGTCTGGTACACCTCTCAATGAAGCAGTAGTAGCTGCAATGGATATTGTTCCTGAATTTCAAAAGAAATATAGATTGCAAAATGTCAATACAATTTTCCTAACTGATGGTGAAGGCCACAGACTTAACTCAAAATTTATGAGTGATTCAATACATGATACTGAAAACTGTATTTACACAAGGCAAGCAATTGGCAAAGTTGTTATGTGTGATCCAGTAACTAGACACCAAGAAAGTTACGAACTCAATTACAGTAGTATGAATCAAACAAAGGCTTTGATTAAATTATTGAAGTTGAGAACAAATTCAAATGTGATTGGTTTCTATATTGCCAATGGTCGTGAGTTTGGTCGAAGAATCTTAGACTTCTTTCCAGAATGCCGTAATAGTTTCAACAAAACGGAAGAAAAGAAAGAGATTTTTAGAAAAACTAAATTCTTGATTGCTGAAAATAGTGGTTTTGATGAGTATTATATTCTACGAACCGGCGGCCTAGATACTGATGAGAATAATAAATTCGATGCTACTGAAGCTTCAACTACTCGTAGTCTTGTAACTGCTTTTAGTAAGTATGCAGGAAGCAAAGTAAACAATCGGGTTATTTTGAATCGTTTTATTAATTTAATTACATAGGAGTTTAAATGAACATTTATTCGGAATTTGTCAACTCAAACAAAAAAGCTACAGTAAGTAAAATGCAAAACATAGGATATGATCCTATGTTCCAAAGGTGGGAAGTTAGTTTATTCATTGATGGTCGGATGATTCAAAAAGTCACCACACATAGTGAAGAAAAAGCCGAACACATTGCTGAAGATTTTGTACAGAATGAGAACGGTGGTGCATCATCACTGTTAAGTGAATATGTCTGATATTGATGATATACCAAATCCCAATCAGGTCCTCAAAGACCTGTTGGGTCGATGTAAAGAAGCCAAAGCATGGGAAATTTCATGTTTCGTGGATGAGGCTTGGGCACCCAACGGTAGAATGCCTTTTGATATGAAAATCAAAGACGGCATTTTTACCTGTAGGGTGATTGCTGCAACTAAACTGGAGGCAGCAACCATTGTTGGTAATGAACTGCCTGTTATTAAATTTATTGATGATTGATATGAACAAGCAGACCAAAGAGATTTTTTGTATTGCACAAGAAGAATGTGCAGAAGTTACACAAGCCATTTCTAAAATTTTCCGATTCGGATTTGAGTCAGTACATCCGGTATCTGGCAAGAGTAATATGGAAAGTTTAGAGGAAGAAGTTGGTGACCTCCTTGCAATGATTGACATTATGGTGGAAAAGTGTATAATCTCAGATTCCAATATCAATGCTGCTAGAATGGCAAAGAAAGAAAAATTGAAGATTTGGTCGAGTATTGATTTATGAGTGACGAAGAAGTATTTAAACTTTATGAAGATATGATAAAGCTTTTTGGTGTACTGCCAGACATTGACCATGAACCAATTCAGTTTGCTCATAGAGTTAAAATGTACAAACATTATTATATGAATAGAGATAAGAATGGCAATACCGGGAATGAGAGCTGACATATCAATAGCAGATGCTTTGAAATTCGACTCAATAGATACACCAATAGGTGGAAAATTAGTTCGTGTTACCTATCATATGAATTCATGGGAAAAGGCACAGTTTTCAGATGATGAATTTAAACAAAGGTTGAAAGAGAAACTTGCCATGGAAATGGCATCTTTTATTATTGTAAATAGATTGGCTGAATTTACACAGATGCATGATCCGAGAGGAATGACTGATATGATTGCAATGAGGTGTTATCTAGCACCAGATGACCAAGTAAAAATTTTGAGAACACATTATGGAAACATTCGATAGATTTGAAAAAGAAATAATCCTCCAGGCCAAATCAACTCTGATAGAAAATTTAAAAGATAAGTTATTGGATTTCCCAAAACACTTGGAAGTTTTTATTAAAGATAATGGAGTTTTGAGTGGTGGTAGTATATCATCTATTTTATGGAAAGAAACACCAAATGATTATGATATCTATTTGAAAAGTGATTCTGATGTTAAAGCATTCCAAGGTGTAATAAGGTCAGATGAATACCACCACCTGATTAAAGATGTGGACGAAAAATACATGGACACATTGAAAAATGGTAAACTGATAACTGTCAACGCCACGACATTTAAAAATGGTATTCAAGTGATTACCATGAGTGATGCTTCACAAAGACTAGAATTTGATTTCATCCACTGTATGCCTTGGTTGAATCTTGGTAATGAAACTTTTTACATTTCCAGAGAACAGTATGATTCCATTAGGAAAAGGACTTTGGTGAAGAATCCAAACTATAACAGGTACCTGTCAAACAAACGCATCTCTAAATATACTGAAAGAGGATGGAAATTTAACGAAGTGTTTAACCAAGTAGAATGACACCAAAAGTCAAAACAATTTTAACAGTATGTGGTATTGTGGCAATCTTTCCAATATTAATTACACTGTTAATATTGTTGCATGACTATTTGAACATTATAGTAATTTTCATTACTTTTATTTCTTGTATTGCCTTAACCTGTTACGGTCTATATCAAGAAATAAATGAAGAACTTAGACACCGCCATTATGTACATGAAATGTTGTACCATGGTAAATCTAAAGAATATGCAAGACGATTAGATTTCTACTTAGACTATTTTGGAGCGAGTGAATATAAATGAAAAAACTATTAATACTTTTAATGTGTGCAATGCCGGCATTCGCACAACAACAAATTGACATGGTAAAGACTTTGAAGTGTTCAAGTCCGGAATATGTTTTTAGTTTGTTTGAACAAGAATTTGGTGAAAAACCAGTTTGGGTCGGTAAAGACAAAGGTACAAATACTTACATCACTATATTGAAGAATAAAGAAAAAGGCACCTGGACAATGATTCAGTATGATGCCGTTGTTGCTTGTGTGTTAGGTGCTGGTGAACAAGGTACACCGATATAATATGTAACTAGGTTGTTTAATTTATGGAAAACAAAAAGTACTCAGAGAAGAATGACGCTTACTATGATGAGCAAACCAACGAATGGTTGGAAGATATCTGTGACGATCCAGATTGTGACCTCTGCGTAGGTAGAACACCGACACCAATGACCGATATATTTGTCTTTGGTTCTAACCTGGCTGGCCGACACGGTGCTGGTGCCGCAAAGTTTGCACTAGAAAACCATGGTGCCATCTACGGGCAAGGAATCGGTCTACAAGGGCAGTCTTATGGTATTCCAACCAAAGACGAAAACATACAAACACTCCCACTCCACAGAATTCAAGTATACATCCAGGAATTCCTAGAGTTTGCTTCCTCTAGACCAGATTTATATTTTAATGTCACTGCCGTGGGCTGCGGGCTCGCTGGGTACAAACCAGACCAAATAGCACCGTTCTTCCTAAAGTACCCAAAGAATGTGAAACTCCCAATGGAATTTCTAGACATTCTCTATGCGCCACTGAGGAAGACCTAATGAACGCACTATCCATTCACAGAGAAGACCTTGAAGCAATCAAAAAATTCTGTGACAAATACCCCGATGCCGAATACATTACTATCTCCGTAGACAGTTCTTCTGGTATCGGTTCAATCGTCAAAGTGTCCATACCCACAGTTATCAACGGAGACGCTGTGGTCATAGTAAAGACAATAGTAGACGAAAGTGGTTGGTAATGCGGTACATTTCGTTATTAATTAAAATTATCTTATTATCGTTATATTCTTTTGTTTTATCAATATTGTTCATCACATTATTTGCACTTGGTTATGGTATAGTCGTAGAAACTTACAAATACTTTACAGTAAAAGAAGTTAAAGAATGAGAATCACACCTACTAGGGAGGCACATATGTCTTGGTTCAAAAAAACACCACCAAAGAACCCACCAAAACCAAAGAACACAGTACACCCACACAAGACTAGTCCAATCACACAGAAACACATGGACGAGGCCAAGAAAACAGGACCAGATAAGAAAGCATAGTAATGGATATTCAGTATATTATTGCAGGTAACATTGAACAATATCGGAATTGGGCGGCCGACAAAATGTCTGTTAATCATTGTCAGTATGTGGGTGGACCAGATATTCTCAGAGGCATAAGAGATCCACACGGTGTCTTTATTGGCACTTGGTATCAAAGAAAAGATATAGATGACATTCTGATGCAACTTGTTGCTGCCAGTAGAACAGATAACCCAGCTTTAAGAAAAGCAATTGATTATTATGAGGATAAGAGGTATGAACGAACGAATTAAATCATTATTGGCTCAGGCTCATCTAGATGTTATGGAAAATCTCGGTGATATTGATACTAATGTAGTTGCTGAAAGATTCGCCGAGTTGCTTATCCAAAAATGTGTGGATATCTCTGATGATTATGTGAAAGATTGTACATGTGAAGACCATGTAAACTGTAAGCATCCTAGAAGTGCAATCGGTAGAAAGATTCGGGAATACTTCGATTACAGGAGTAATCAATACAATGAGTGACAGTAAAGTACAGAGACTTATAGAGATCCTTGAGAATTCTTTGTTGAGTGATCCAGTAAGGTATTGTGAAGTGTATAGGGATATTGGTTGTACCCATGTAGACGGTTATCTGTGTGATATGAGGACATGCGATATCCGGCAAAAATTCCTCCTGGAAAAAAATTCTGGGGTGCTTGGGAGCCCCAGAAAATAAAATATTGGAAAAAAGAGTTTGACCAGGTGGGGCTTTTTATTATAATCAACCATCCTACTGCTCACCCCCACCATGAGCCAAAAAAAAGGACTGGGAGCACAGCTCAACCAGTCCAAAGAGCGCCGAAGCACCCGAGCGAAAACCTTAAGCAGCCACAACCTGCAATTTAATAACCTTTGCCATTTTGCGGCCGTGTGCCGGATATCCTACAACCGCCACGCTTTTGTCGTAGCAAGCACGGCAGCCATTGCACTTGCCGCCATGCTCATAGGCACGGCATAAGGTAACACCGGATGGCACTGAGGTAGCATCAGGTAAAATTGTAGAGCCATGCACACCGGCAGTATATGAACCATCAATAGCATCCGATGAACGGCGGACCATGACATTAGGCAGTGCTTCCATGCGAGCCAATATGGCATCGAATTTAGCGAATTTATACATGCGGGTGGGTAACCAGTGCTTTACATGGGGCGTAGCCACCATAACCTCGTACATTTTAACTGCTAGGGAGAGGCTATACATGTCACCGCTATCAAACCAACGGAAGAAGCTCTGCTTTTTGAGAGCGGCCACCATGGTGTCAACCCAGCCAGCTTCTTGCCATGCGGCTTTATTGTCAGCACGCA